TAGCCTTCGCAAAAGCGTGCAATATCTACGACACCATTCTTAGTTACGCTATCAGGTATCGCCTCATACCTACGGTAAGCAGGGCTACTTACACCCTCTATGTAAACATCAAATATGTATGCGTAATCCGTCAAAGCCAATGTAGGGGCATCATTTTCATGCACGCAAATCTCCATAGGGTTGTACACTGGACAAAATGCGTCTAAATCTGTTTTAATTGTAATATTACTTGCCATCGAAATCTGCTTTAATGTCTACCTCAATTGTCTTGCTCATTACTTTTTTTAAATCGTTTGCCAGCTCTTTTTCAAACCTGTCATTAATCACCTCATCAAAGAAATGATTACCCTTTATCCCTGATCTGAACACCGTTTCTCTCACAGCAAATGGTGACCGACCGGCCAGATATGACCACTGAATGAAATGCTTTACGCTCGGTTTTTTATCTTTCTTGAATGAGAAAGGCGATGTGCTGTTTTTCTTTGTCCACGCCTTGCCGTCTGCCATATTTCCACCAACACCCTGAACACCTTCATTCACATACTTCCAGTACTCCGCTGCCTTTATTTCCACAGTCAATTGATTGCCTTTGAATTGAACAGGAAATGCAATAATTGACTGCTCTAATTTCTTTGAAGTTGTTAGCGTAACGTTGTCCCGTAGAGATTTTCTTAGCCTCTCCATAGCGAGATTACCCCAATCTTCAACCACGTCAGAAAATGTCTTTCCAGCTGACTTTTTAAAAGATTCATCCGACAACCCCAGTACACTCATAACTTCATTCTTAATTTATGTAATTCATTCTGGCGATTTTCTTCCTCCTTCTTATCAATTCGGTAAGTTAGCAGATTCAAGAAGGGAATAACATTCATTCTCTCAAAATGCTCACGCTTCGTGTCGTCACCACCAGTCAAATCATCAAGCACAACTAACCACCCGTAGCGTTCAAACAATCTATTTCCTCCTGTAAAATCTCCGTCGCCTTCTTCACTTTCTCGGTTGAATACTTTATGATATCGTTCGTTAAGTTCTCTGAGAGACTGTAAAAAAAAACCGACAGCGGATTTACTATCTTCATGGGTAACTGCTTAAATTCCTCAATCCTATGTGCAAAATCCGAAGGTTCTAATTCAATTGTCCTTCCCAGCCAATCAACCTCACGGCAAATAAGGAATATCACCTTATGCAGGTTGTCCAGCTTTGAATCCTTCAGTTGATTCATCACCGAAATATACCTTCCAGCTTCGTACTTCGTTGGGTCTAAGTCAACGGTATAACGCCTGCCGTTAAACCGAAAATCATTTATCAGTTTAGTAGGCAAATCCATCTTAAGGAAATCTTGCATCTTTGCAAGGTCGCTCATAGTGAGATTGTCCTCAACCCATTCTGGCTCCTTGAACGTAAGTAAGCAAGTGCGCTTGATTAACAAGTTGAGTTGAGCTTCCGCATCCTTCGGATCTTCGCTTAAGGTTTTATAAACAGCAACGTACTGTTCCAGAGTAATATCATCCCAATTCTTAGGTAACATATCTTTATAAGTTTTTAAAGTTCAAAAATGTAATCACGTTTATAGTTGTTTAAAAATAAAATCACCCTTAAACATTGTCTTTTTTGCGTGCGTAGCCAACGCCCTACTCATTACATAGTCGTCATGCAATCCCGTAGGGGCTGAGTATTTTATTTGCCTTGTTTTCATATTATACTCATAAGTGAATACCTCTAATTCATGCTTCTGAAAATCATGCCCAATTATTCCTATTTTCTTTTCCTCAAACGCAACAATCAAATCCTCTATAATTGTTTGCTTACTTTTTGATGTTGTAACAAATGGTTGGACATTTGATTTGCCGTATGTGATTTTCTTTTGTATCATTTCAAAGATAGCGTCCTGCGCTCCATTTGATTCGATTAATGTCTTTGGTTTATACAGATTTAATTCGTTTACTATCTCGTTTATAATGGTTGACCAGTCCATGTGTCTCCATCTTTTACAGAGAATTTCATTATCATTCGAATCTGCAATAGTCAATACCGTGTAGTCATTTGCACGACCTAAATCAATGCCAGCGTACAGCTTGCCTGTTGCGCTTCCTACCTTAACGCAGTCATTAATATGCCTGAAAACAGAACCGGCATCATCTATAAACTCAGCCAAGTATTCCTGTCTAAAGATGTGATCCGGTAGGGTTGACTTGGCATCATCTATTTCTTTAGGGTCAATCAGCGGATTATCATACGACGTCATTTTAAATGACTTATACTGATGGTTGCTGTGTTCTAATTGAAACGCTGTAAAAAAATGATTCTTGCCTTTTGGTGTTGAAACTAAAAGAACCTTCTTGCCCTTTACTAAGACGGTTGCCCTGAGTACTTCAGTCCATGCCTCAGCATCAATAAAGGCGAACTCGTCACAAACCAAATAGTCAAACGTGAACCCCCTAATGTTATCGTATCGTTCTGCTGAAAAGAATTGAAGGGTTGATTTTCCGAATGTGATAGTTAACTCTGATGCGTTCTTTTGAAATAATCCGGTATCCGCAAACGCTTCAACCATTTCATCAAACACTTTCTTTGCCTGCTTGTATATTGGAGAAACCCAGGCGCATTTACATCCCTGATCGTTTATGAGCCAGTAGTAAAGCTGGTTCATTGAAAGCATAGATTTCCCAAACTGCCTACCAATATTAAGGACGTAGTACTTCTGACTGCCCTCATTGATGGCTTTATGAATTATCTCCTGATTCTCGTGTGGTGTGTATAAGGTAACATTCATGCGTTTGTCTCATCCCGTCACCGAGCGAAGCCCGATATTTAGGGCGTTTCTTCTTTTTTGGCTGTTCCAAAATTCGCTGTTACATTTGTCACATTCTGGTGTTGGGTACTTTCATCTTTCCATCCTGCTTTATTCTTTAACCAGAAGATAGCACCCTGTGTTGAGCCTGCCCATTGTAGTTTAGCCTCAAAATAATCCTCCAATAAAGCCTCGATAGTATTCATTGTGTCAAAGTATTCGGGATAATTTGTTTTATAGTTTGACCAGTCCGATCTATTGAAATCAATATACAGCCGTAGTCCTGCCATTGTTACTTTATTCTTGGTTTCTGCGCACCATTCAAAATATTCTAAGGCTTTGTAGGCTAATATTTCAGGTGTCTTTGCTTTCTTTGGTTGACCTACTCTTTTCTTTGCAATAGACCATAGGTTTTTTTCTGTGAACCTTCCTTTCTCGTCTCTGCCTTCACTCATAATGCTGATAGTTTTCCGTTTACCCTTGCGATCATTTGAATATTTAGGTGATGTGATTGGATGGCTGCCTGAAGGATTTTTGCTTTATCCCAATTAAATGCGTTAGCGTTTAAGAAATTAGTAAATCCAAAGTTAACACCATCGGGTGCAAATGCCAAATACTTTCCGTCATGCTCTAAAACAAATCTATTGTGCCGGCGTTGCTTGCGTGTGTAGTTGTGTTTTTGCATTTAGCTCTTTAATTAATTCAGACTTCGTTGTGGTGTTGGAAAATTTAATTCCTGCTAGCTTTGCCTTCTGGCGGATTTCCGGCATCTTCATTTCGTAGAGTGAAGCGAGTTCTGGTTCATTGGTTAACACAGTGGCCTGTGGCACTCCCTTGAAGTCTACCGTCACCTCATTGACAAGTAGCTTGCGCCAATTATAACAGAAGTTAAGCAAATCAACCACGCAATTACCACAGCTTATGTCCGTTTTGGGTGGTTGCGTTTTAAGGCTTCCGTAAATGACTAATTTCCTTTCAGGGATATTCTTGAACTCATCCCAAATATCAGTAAGGTCTTTCAATGCTTCCTTGTCAGAGAATCCGTGTCCAGCTTTCCATGCTTCCAATTGTCGAGCGAAGCGATCCGTTAATGCTATGAAATTCATAATGAAATTAATTTAATTCCCTGATAAATTAAATACACAGCAGCGGCAAGAGTGACAATAGCAATTATGGCTTGTACTGCCTTTGGCGGCTTGTTGGGTTCTGGTGATGTTGTCATATCATTTTATTTAAAAGTTTATAACTCAATGGCAAAGATAAGAAAAAAAGATTAAATGTGCATAAAGTTATTATTAATCCTATCCAAAAACTTAAACACGTACCACAATTAAAAGGCTTTGTATCGTAAATGAATCGGGTATACTTATTCCAATGAACAACCCTGCCTAATTTATCCTTTCGGATCATTATTTGGTCTAACACAATATTAGCCCAGACGTATACAATGGAGGCTACTCCAGTATAAATTTCAACTTCTTGCATTTCTCTATAATTGATTTAATTCGCTTACTTGCATGGCTTCTGCTAATAGTTGTGCGCTGCTCTATCTTAGTGTATGAGCCGTCACACTCGACGTAGACCTTTAGCCACTTTTTTTCTATATCCGTAAGAAATGGTTTTAATTCTTCAATCCTATCTGTATACCCAACATCTGCCAATTCCCTCAATGCATCCACTGGATTGCTTGTGACCAGCTTTAAATTCTCATTCCTTATCACGGTGAATAACCACCCATTTAACTTGCCCTCAGCATGCATCTGCTTGACCTTAAATTCATACTCATAGCACTTTAATACAGTTGATTGGATTAGTTCATTTTGGGTGTCGGGGTGGCGGCTCGCACGGCGGGCGAAATTCTCAATGTCTGGTAGTATTTTTAAGATTAAATTATTCAAGAATCTTCTGTGCTAAATAAACCTGATCTGCTTCACATTTGCCAAACCTCTGACGTATTCCAGATTCAACCGGCTGCTGAATTAACCAGTTGTGATCCCTCGCTGCACAGATAATCTTTTTGTTTTGGCGTTTCGCTTCGAGGCTAAACACAAGATCACTCATGCATTTGTATTCGCTTTTGTAGATATCAACCGGATTAAACAGGTCGGTTCTGAAGCCACACACCCCCGTACCTGCAACATCAACAAACACATCTTTTAATTGCTCACCTTTAAAATCAAAGATGTCGTGACCTTTGTAATATGTCTTTACAGGTTGTTTCAAGATTCTTCCGTGATAGGTGATAATTGTACCATACCTCTCAATGAGGTCAACGGTATGCTGAATGTAGTCACAGGGATAAATGATATCGTCGTCGGCTGAAAAGTAATAACAAGGCTCTTGTAATAAGTGCAAGTGGTAGAACTTTGCGTTGTCAGTATAGTCAACGGCTCTGCTGTTATCGTAGACGTGTAGTTCATCACATTGGTTTATTAATGAGGTAATAGTCCTTTGCAGTTGATCTGGTCTGTCACCTTTGGTTGCTATGCTTACGATTCGCTTCATCTGAACCTATCCTGAATTGATTTTATCTTTTCTTTTCTCTCCGCCTGAACCGCATCAACCCCCATACTCTTCTGTTTATGGTGGCGTCTGTAAAAATACAAATCTCCACGGCAATAGTCAAGTTCAAACCCTTTTTTCATTAGCCGCATATTCAATTCATATTCCTCCGCACAAGTTAGTGATTCATCAAATAGGTTTTCTCTCAATATTTCGGTTTTATACATAACTGTACCACCGTGTATAACATTCTTCTCAAGCATATCAGAAAGCGATGGGTATTCAAGCCTCGGTGCCTGTCTCTCGTGTCTACCTGACCAGCCAATACACCCATCACTATACAGCACGGGATGACCCCAGAAGTTAATAGCGTTGCCATGAATGAAATCTGCACCGTTTTTCTCAAATTGTAATACGTGCTGATGCACAGAGTAAGGGGGTAGAATATCATCCTCTGATAGGTATCGAAGGTACTTCCCCTTAGCCTCCTTAATCCCTGCATTCAAATTCTCTGCCGCTGTACCTCCGGTTTTTATAATTAAATCAATCTTGCCACCATACCGTAAGTTGCGCACGCTTGCAAGAGCATCATCTAACCAGCCTCTATCCTGTTTATAATAGATAACTATTGATACCGTCGGCTTCATTAGATTAATTTTAATATGCGTTTACCTGTTGCTTCAAACGAATGATTTTCACGCATGATCTCATACGTCTCACGTTGTGTCATTCTAATTAACTGCCGGCTAAATGTTGTAAGCGTGCTAATGACATTCTTAAATGCCCATTCGGTATTAGCGATAGTCATAGGACATTTACCGTAAGCATCCCTGTAAACGTTCTGATGTAGGTTATTTGTTATAACAATCTTTCCCATTGCGGCAGCCTCTAATGCTGTAACACCAAAGCACCCGTAAGGGCGCCCGTTTAATTCAGGCTTAAACAACTCGATGTAAACGTCACACTTTGCCATGCGCTCTAATTGAAAGTAGTGGTCAACCTGTTTTAAGGAGAATTTAAAATCTACCTTGCCCCTGAAGTCTGACATCATTTCAATTATCTTTGCCGTGCCTTTCACATCTGGGTTACTTGGGTAGTGTCCAATCTTTACAAGTCCATCATCATATAACGGTGAGCACTCGAAATCAACCGGGCTTACAATGTATTTTAAATTAGGATTGATAGAGAAAAATTCCGTTTGATCGGTTAGCGCCAACGTGTCTTTAAACAACACATCTAACGCCTGATGTCCTTCTCTGTAACGAGTTCCGGTGTGGGTTACGATAACCTTTCCTTTGCAGTTGTTTTTTGCTAATTCAAAAAGTCTGGGATGAGAGTGATGAACAACAACAACATCCACATCCTTCATTCGTGTAACCATCTCATGAATAGTAACCAATTCACCTTGGCTCGCATAACTAAATGGATGCCGTGATAGCACAACGTCGCTACTATCAACACCAACCGATCTCAACGCATTACTGAAGTTGTGGGCAAAATTTGCATAGTCATTTTCGCTTATTGAAAGTACCCTCATTTCCAATTATCGTTTTGTAAAATTTTATCAATCATTGGTACTTATCATCTCTCGTAATTAATTAACCAAACCTTCGGCTGAAGTTCCTCCCTATGTGTGCATTTCCATCCTTGAAAGCATCTATCAAAATCTGAATGCTCTAACCTGTGTGTGTGGTACTCGTCCGGGTCAATTCCAATACCGGTTAGAATTATGATATTCTTCATTGCTACACGCTTCATGTTTTCGCACGCCTTGTCAAAATCAAGACAACCATCCAGCACGGCAAATGCACACACGGTATCAACTTTCAATCTTAAGACCTCATCATTCTCTATTGCAATAGGAATAGTGCAATCTTCATATCCAACGGCAGGGAATGCGTCTGTTCCAATGTATGTAATATTCTCAGGAATACATCTGCGCAAGAATTGAGTTCCGCAACCAACATCTAAAATTGACCTGCCGTAACCACATTTTATTAAGTGAAGCCGATAATCCCTAACAACGTTATCAATAGCGGCGTTATCATCTGGCACTCCCCTTGCCTTTCGGCGGTTCAAAAGGTTAGTCATTGCGTTAGTCCATTTCTCAGGTGTCACTTTCATAATACCAAAATTAATATAATTATATCAATAATTATACCGGCAAGATAAATATAGAATGAATATTTATTCATTTGAAAAATACAACATTTAATGATTTTAGCTTCTCGATGTAAGTTGGTGACGTGGCATATCCTATATCAACAAGGAATTGATAGTAGTCATTTTCACCTGAATACCTATGACGCTGCCATCTGAGGTACGCACGGCATGATTGTTTCCAATTCGGATAAATAGCATATCCGTTAGGGTTATCTTCTGTTACATCACCTCCTTTCATTCCGAATAGATTATTTCTTTCAAGACAATTAAACGATGTTAGCCACCCGGTTTCAAGGATACACTGCCGGGTAACTACGTCAGGGAATGCAACATCTAATAAGCATAGATAGGTGTAGACGTTGTCAAGGGTTAGAGCCTCACTCCTTACATCAGATTTTAACTCTCTGCCTGATAATTCATGAAGTGGCGTTGGACAGTTGGTCTCTTTTCTTAGATATAGAGAGAATATCATCAGGCCGAATAGAATTGATATTAATATGTAGAATTTCATATTAAAATGGTGTTTTGATTTTCTCTTTTTTTTCTTTTATCGTCCGCCATTCACGGCTAATTTTTTCCTTAACAGCCGCGCGGATAAACTGGTTAATATTAATGCCGTAATATTCCAGTTTTTTTAATGATTCTTTTTGATGATTTGTGAATCCAATAACTTTCTTGTATTCAAGTCTTTGCATAAGATTTGATATTATTTTATTGTTTTTATTCAATAGTTATTGGCAATGGCTCGGCTGAACTAAACCAGACCATCTTACCAACCAATACGCAAAGCCGTAATAACTTGGTTCGTGATTTGGGTTGCTTTCTTTCATTGATGCATAATGCTTTTCCCATTTTTCCATAATCGTATCGAGTAAATCTCTTGCTTCGGGTGTAATGCAACCCAAGGTAATTTGTATTCCGTCTTTGCTTCCCACATCTACAAAGCTACTTCCTGCAAAGCCACTGCCCATAACAGGCGGTTTGCCGTCAGTGGCGGTGTTGTGGTTAATTGAACTTTCGTTTTTCATATAACGTGTATTTTATGTTTGATAAATTTGTTTTCAAAATCGCCACCGAACGGCAAGCCGCTTGGGCGTTAGCGATAATACTCCGTGCTTTTATTGTGTTTAGCACAATAAGTACATACATCGCTATCTTGTGGCTCTTCTTTATATTTACATAGTTGGCAATTACTGTATTTCGGCAAACAAGTCATTATTGTTCCAAATTTATCTGTACTACCGCTAACACCGGCTAAAGCGAAATTTTTATTTACTGTGTCTGCAAATACAAACATTAGTAATTCTATTTGTATTTGTGTTAATGGCTCTCCTTTCAATGAACATCTTTTGTTCACCCACTCAATTTTGTGTATCAAATCTTGTTCTGTCATAATTGTGTTCTTTTAATCCGTAAATAAAAACTATCATTTAGCCGAGTGCCGTTATAAGCAATAAAAACAAACGCCTACCCACCATACACAGTAGGTTTTCCGCTTGGTAAAAATTTGCTCATTTTATCAAAAACTTCTTGATATTCTTTTAGCCTTTTATTTTGTTCTTCAATCCATTCATCTTTTTTCTGAATGTAGTATTTAATCAATTCATTATCTTCTGAACTATCAAGGCTATCAATAAGTTTTTTAGCCTTCTTCAATTTGTAATCTGGTCTGTAAAGTGCCATCGCTCTGTTTGTTTTTACAGCTTATAACAGCACCTTGTAAAAATGTCTGCCATAAGCATTGGTTTATAAATACGAAGTTTTGTTTTGGCAGCCACTTCTACAAGCTGCGGAACGTTAGTGGCAAGGCTAAGAAGCATTTTCAATCTCCTCAACTTCATCCATATAATCATCAGCGATATTTCTACACATACGAACTAAACGTAGTGCATATTTTTTTTCTGTATCTGACAATTCGTCAAATGTTTTTTCACCTAATGCGGTGTAGCAATCATCCAAATCATTGAATGTGTTTTCAAATCTACAATAAGACATATTTCCCATTTTATTTTAGTTTTGTGAAAGCCCAGCCACTAACAGCGTGTATAAAAAATGGCGGGGTTCTCGGTTAATTTAAAGTTTTGTAATTCTAATTAAGTTCTGCGTTTGCTGAAAGTTTCGGAGTTTCAAACCGCCACTTCTTATACACGCAAAACGTTATGCCTCATTTAAAGAGCCTCGTACATTCATTCGTTGTAATTTGAAATCTGAATGCTCGTAAGGCTGTTTTTTTCGAGACATAGTATAATTGATTTGTTCTTTGAGTTCTAAATACTGTGGGTATTGCTCAAAGAAAGGTTTAAGACTTGTGTAAGCCTCAAACCTATCGCTAAATACTGCCAGTATTATTCTCATATTTTATAAAATCCAATAATTAAACCTTTTACCAGTTCTATATCGCTTCTATGGCTTTCAACTAAATAAGCAAATTTAATTGTAGGGTCAAATTGCCTTGCATAGTTCCAAGGGTTTTCGATTTCTTTTACTTCTGCAATACCTTTGCTAATCCAATGTTGAACTAACTCAGGTACATTTTCGTAAAGGCGAACACCTTCTTTTAAAATCATGTTACAAAGTCTTACAGCTTCTTTAGCCTTGTATTGTTCTTCTGTTAAAACAGGTTCAACAACAGGCTTTGCTCTTTTAGCGCCACCATCTAATTTATGGCTGCCTATGTTTCTTTCGTTTATTCTACCGTTTTTCATATCGTTTGTTTTGAATTACTATACAAATATAATATGAATAATTGTAATACGCAAATAAAATGACCAAATATTTTATGAATAATTGTAAAATAAATAATAAACGAGGCATAACACGCAATATAGCACAAAAGCCATGCAAGGTTAGTGCGTTGTAGCGTGGTTCAGTGGTTGGCTTTCGATGCCATATTGCCAACGTTAGTAGCAAGGTGGCTCAACGAGCATCCAATAATCTACTTTAACGCCATTACTTGAGCTTACTCCGTTTATTGTCCAAAATTCAGAACCATAAAAGTACCTGCCAATTCTCATTCCCCATTCTTTTGAATATGTTAACACATCCTTTGATATTTTATGTTCTTTATTCCAATTATCCGATTCGTCAATAACAGGTAGCTTTTCGGTGGTCGCCACCCAGATACTAACATCGGCTAAAGCTCCATTGCCTTTTTCTTCGTTTGAACTGTTTTCTGTACTCATAATTTTTGTTCTTTTAATTAAGTTTATCCCTCGTATTTAAGTCGGCAACGAGAGTTTAGCCGAGTGCCGTTGGCGGTAATGCAAATCAACTCATTTTGCAACTACCAGTAATCCATTTCATTTTTCGTACTAAGTCAGGTTTTGAAAGTCCTTCATTTACATAAGCATTTATGAGTTTGAAAGTATCTTCTTCAAATTGAGAAGCACTACCGCCAACACTCAATAAACCCAATAAAAGGGTTCTTGCTTTTTTATCATCAATGCTACCTAAATCTAAGGCTTGTGCTATTTCTAATAGTTTTATCTTATCCATCTTTTACTGTGTTTATTTTTAACGTTATGCCTCATGCTAAAATAGCTCCGTGCATGATGACAAAATATAGTTTATTCGGTTCTGCCCCCCACTCAGGGTTACCAGTTCTGATTTCAATTCCTTTATGTTCAAGTTTCAGTATTCGTTCATTATCAGATGACTTTGGATAACCTAAAGCCATTATGTTGCAATCAAACTTTTTGAATCTCGCACCAAAAAACGAAAGGCATTGATACACGTCTTCGTGTTTTCTTTTCGGGTTAGCTAAATCTTCAATAAGTTCCTGCCAAATATCCCATTCGGTTTCTTCGTCAAGTTCAAGTAAACGCCTACACCAGTAGTCATTTATCTCTCGATAATCTTCAGTTTTAATTTTTGCTTTTGTCATTTCAAACCATTTAGTTTTAAGTGAAAGACGTAAGCACGAAGGCATAACAGCACCTACCCTCAAAAATGGGTTCTGTGCTTCGTTTGAAAGTTCTGTGGTAATATTTGAGTTCATTGCTTCGTATTAAATTTAGTGGTTAAAATCCCCTTCTGCGGGTAGCTGCCAAGCGTTATAAGCCATTTAAAGCAACATCAACATTGAAGAATTTATCAAACTTCAAAATCATTTCTAAAGAACCGTGTTCAGGCTTAAATCTTACACCAGTATAGTTTATCAAAATACTACTATAAAAGTGAATTTGTATTTCTTCTGGTTCGTCATCGTTCAGAGTTTTTATAACTCGTGGCTTATTTTCCAATATTTCCATTACAGATTTATTGTCTTGAAAAATGTCTTTCATTACCTTGATGAAATCATCTTTCTTTAATTGAAATAGTTTCTGAAATATTGGAAACCCTATTTCGTATTGCTCTCTGTATTTTTGTTCTAAAGTCATTTTGATTGAATTAAAAACGGCTTATAAACACGTGTTTTGCAATATGGCGGGTGAAGTGCAAAATTCAGCGTTAGTGCCTTGATTAAACATTAATTTCTACAAAGGGCTGCGTTTAGCCCCGATACGTTGTATACACAAGCTATTTCACGTACTTCATTGAATACCCACGATACTCACAGCCCCTATGCAATGAGTAATTAGAGTGTTTTTTCTTGTTGCAAAAACGAACCTTCAAATTAATTGACCAGCCCTTACTTTTTATAACCTCAACAAAGGAGTTGAACGTCTCAACCTCCCCAGTAGTCTGATTAACTACCCTAACACGTTTCTTGTTTGCCATACTTTACAATAGAATATAAATTTCTCATTACCTCATGAAATGCCAGCCCGGAGGTAGCATCCTGATACACCAACGCACGCAATTTTACTTCGTCAATGAACCCGAATTTGTAGGCAGAAGTTGACATGATTAATTTCTTCAGCTTATCAGAATCCCTGTCACAATCTAACCAGCATCTCTTTATCTGGTTCAACCGGTCAGAATGCCACTGATTCATATCATTGCGTATCTGCCTATTCAGCTTCATACTCTCGTTGATAACATCGTTAACCTCTCTCTTTAGGTTGTGCCAATCGTTACACGCCTGAACGACCTCGCCGATTATCTGGTGCGCAATCTGCGGATCAGTTCTAAGCATTTCCTTTAATTCTTTAATGCGGTTCATCACTTATTCTCTTTAATTGCTTCAATGTCTGCCTTCGCCATCCGGCACAATTCGCCAGCAAAATTCTTAACTTGAATAGGTTGAACCTCTACATTGCTTGGGTAACGAGAAAATATATCACCTGCAATCTTCAAACACGTTTGGTATAAGATGCTAACCGTGTCCTTTTCGTACTTACTGCCGCCGACAAAATTAGAGTTAGCCCTAAACTCCTTTACAGTGCCCTTCGGCATTCCATTCTTGTCATTTCCCTTAACCTCGTACTCCACGTCTGTACCCGCTGCAATTGGATTCATTTTCTTATGGTTTGCCAGCAACTCAGTGCCGTCATTCAATAGATACCTGTGCTGATAGTACATTTCACCGTTGTACTCAAAACTCTGCGTAAATTCTACGCTCACTACTTTTGCTGTCTTCATAAATGAATTATTTTTATTTGTCAAAGTTAATATTATTTTTTATAATCACAAATTTTTATCACAAAACTATTTAAAGGAATAAATGCAATGCGTTTATTCCGGCGTTATGCGTAATTCTAATCCTGACCCCAAGAAAACTCTCGTTTTAAATCTTCTGATTCAGCTTGTCTCCATTCAAGTTCTCGTTCTATTTCAGATGACCATTTTCCATCTATATTTTCAAACATCCACATTACATAAGATTCTTCATCTGCATCAAATAATTGTTGAATAGATTTGCCCTTATGTTTTCCAAAGTCCAACACTGTTTGCATAGAAAAACTAAGCATAACAGTAGGTTGCTTCAATGGCTTATTTTCGTTATCTTTTGACATATTATCGGTTATTTAAAGTTTGGAAATCACTAATTCTTTTATATCGGTGTCTGAAAATGACATCTCCTGAACCCAAAGTTTGAATGATTCCTCCCTGCACTTTGATTGGATAAACACTTTTTCAATCTCAAATTCACCATTTGCAAGTTTTTTAGCTCCGCCTTCTTTGACAAGTGACGCAATATTAGCACGAAGTTTTCTTATTACTTCCCTTGCTACATCGTTTTTTTCATCATTTGTCATTGATATAATTCCTAAATCCTCTAATTTTTTAAAAAGCCCGTTTGCAGACAAAGTTGACCAGTTGAATTGCTGAGTTTTTTTGTAGTCATCAAACTTTTTGAAAAGCTCCCTTTCAAGGTAGTCAACCATTTCTGCTTGCTGTACCCTGTTTTTTGTGTCATCGTAGTTTGTTTTTTTGACCTTCATTAACTCACTTGCCCGGTATTCTTTATAGGATGAAATGATTTTGCCAACCAAAAACAAGCTGAAGTTATTGCAATGGAACTCTTTAAAATTTAGCCTTTGCATGGCGTACATATCAAAAGCCTCGTTTATTTCAGCAGCATTTACATCCGGGCAATTCTTTTTCAATGACATTAGCATAAGCTCAATGGCCTGCGGTTGCGGTGGTGGATTTATACCGATCTGTTTAGCACAGGCAAATAAGAGAGCGCCCAAGTTAGCCCATTCCTTTGCCTTCATGTTTGGCGAGTAAGATCTAAGGACTGGTTGGCACTTGGTCAATTCTAATACACTAATCGCCTGTTGGTTGTTGTTCTGGGGTATAGAATTGTTTGAGCGTATCGAAGGCAGTTGACCACTGCTCTTCATTATTTGGTTTATCTGATCCATATTGAACTTGTTTTAAGGATTGAACGTTTAGGTATCTTAAAAAATTTTCTTCACGCAATAGGTGGTCTGGGGTGTCGTTTCCTGTCCTTTTAGCCCAATCAGCACCAAGCATAGCTGTAATAGCGTGTTCAAAGTCAGGCTGTAAATGCCCGGTATCTAATAGCTTTTGTAGATTCCTACGTCCGGTCTCTGATATTGATTTATGAGGTCTTGGATTATCCCTTAATTGTGCTTTTAAACTATTGAACAAGTCTAAAAACCAAATTTCAGATTCGGTGAATGGGTTTTTGCTCTTTTTTACTTTCTCTTTCTCTTGTACCGAACCCCCTTCGGTAGGGGCTATGCTACCCCCTTGCGAACCCCCTTCGGTAGGGGTTAATTTAGTATTCGTTTTATTCTCATAACCAAATACTTGCGAATCTATATTGTGCTTTTGGCTGATATACGCGATCTTTGCGAGACCATTCAATTCAGTCTCAACGCCCTCAAACTGCCTTTGACAAATTGCCCAAAGAAACGCTGCACGATCTTTATCTGAAAGTTCCCTTGCTACGTCATAATAACTCCGGTAAAAATTAAATGCCTTCCTACTCATAAACTGTTGGCAAGTTTTTTCAATTCATTAGATAATTCAATAGCCTCTTCCTTACTCATAGTTATTACATAAGGCGGAAAGCCCGGATCATTTTCACTTGGTTGCTCTATAACAACCCTGCTTTTGTTATTAACGAAGCAAGTCAAACTATTGCCTGTTTTTTCGTCGTCAATCCTTAAGATTTTGTAAATCATATTATTTGAAAAATAAAAAGACCGCCAGATATATACTCGCCCCTCTCACAAGGCTTGCAACATCTGAACGGTCTAATAATGTCTTTTTTCATGTGAGAGGTATTTATATGCAAATATAATCTATTCAGGATATAAACCAAACATTATTTAAAAAAGTTTCTGCTGCGCTACATGGTTTTTTATTCTTTCAACAGCCTTATTATAATAATCAAAATCCAACTCGCAAGCCGTCAGCTCAAATCCGTAATCATGACATGCTATTGCTATTGACATCGATCCAAGATGGGGGTCAAGTATCTTATCACCTTGTTTGGCGTATTTATCCAAAATCCATTTGTAAAGTGCTACTGGTTTTTGTGTTGGATGAAATCTTTGCTCTTGCCCATGTGTTCTTTGTTTACATATTTTAGCAACTCCATACAATCTTCATTGGTTATTTCTATTTTATCAGTTATTCTCATAGATTCCTAACTTTTTATTATATTCTTTCCGCAGCTCAATCCTTACTTTCGGCGGATATACCAAGCCCAACATCTTCAACTCCTTTACTATCTTCTTTGCTCTCGCTTTTGCCCTCACAAGTTCAGGAATGGTCAACTTTAAAACTGGGTACTTTAACTTTAATTCGTGTACCGCTTCCATGTATTCATCTCCGTAAATGCAGCTTAACCCGTGGTCGTATCCATCAGGATTACCGGAGTTATAGTTATTCTCCGCAGCAGTTTGTGCATGAATATTATCAAGATGAAATCTCAGCGCAGGGAATGCACCTACACTAAAGCGATGCCCTGCCTGAATTTGTTCTACACCGTTACGCAATGATGAGATACATGGCGCACCGGCATCTATCAATCTCACAATTTTATTAACTTCAATTTGCAATTCTTTTGACCACTGCGAATGCGTTTTCAATCCATCCTTTCTTATTTTCTTTTCTCTTTTCCAAGACTTTACCGTTTGAATTAAAGCGTATTTCTTCGCACATTCAATCGAACAACACATTTGTATAGAATTGTACTGCGGTGTAAATTTCACCTTACACACATTACACGTTCGGTTAGTTTTTTTTTGTTTTATTTTTTTGTTGCCTTTCACATTCATTTGTCCGTCAGTGTTTTTGCATAAGATTAGATATTATTTTATTGTTTTTATTCGATAGTTATACGCAAGCACTACCATCCGTTTCCAAATGAAGTTCCGCAATTAACCACTTTAAGGCTGCTTTTATCCATTTGTTTTTTCTTCTGATAAGCAACTTATTTGCTTTTGGGTAAAAGTCAATTATATTTCCGTCATTAAACCAAAAAATATAACCACCATTCGCTATTTGATATTGAGTTACTTTTGGCGAATCAGTTATCTTTTTTAACCATTCCTCTTCAAACCGTTCCATCCTTTCTTCACGAATAAGTTGCTTGCCTATTCCAAGTGCTTTTAGGTCATTTTCTTCTGTGGCTAATTGCTCACGTAATTTATCTGTATTTTTCATTTCAATTTATTTTTATCGTTAATAATCCGTGCCAGCGTATAACAGCACATTGCCAAAAGGCGCAGTTCCGTTTTTAAAAGTAGCTGTATCGGTATTTGTATCTGTTTCTTTCATAGTATCTGTATCTGTTTAAATGCGCCCTTCGGCAATCTGCAACACGTTATAAGTAACCCTATCGGGTCGCTGTCGCTTACTTATAACACGGTATAGGCGCAAAACTACCCATTCCGTAAATTAAAATCATCTACATTTTTGACTACAAATGATAGCATTTCCCATGCTTCGCTTTGGCTATATGCTTTTATTACTACCTGAACATTTGAGTTTAATTCATCCTCAAAAATGTATGCGTTTATTGATGCCATTATATTTAGTTTTTAAATTAATAATCCGTTCTGCGCCTATACCGATATCGTTAGGGTGCATTTAAGAAAACGCCAACTTAACCAATCTCTTTTCTTGGCTTTCATAAATTTCACCCCCTTCAATTTTGGCTATCATTTCAGCACAATAACCACCATCGGTATAGCTACTTGTGTCTTCTTCAAAATGCACTTCCGTATAGTCTTTGTAAGTGTATTCACCACCTTTATAGCCATAGAAAGTGCCTTGATATGCCTTCTCAATATTAGCCAAAATTTCCTCTCTTGTCATTGGCTGTTCAAGTATTTCAAACGCTACTTCATCATAGCTACCACGCCAAGAAAAGGGCTCACTAATACCATAATTGAATTGCTTACCGTTCTCTGCGTTTTCGATGTAATCTTTAAATTCTTTTAGTTTCATTTTGGTTTGAATAAAAACGCACCCTAAACAATGTATATAGCAAATTGGGGGCGCATTCCAATACGCTACATTTGTGATTTTAATTTACTTTGTTGCAAACTGAAATGGCAGCACATTTAATCCACAACTTGCCATATACTTAACGTTATGCAACATTTAGCATTAATGTTGCTTACGATACTGCCCACAATTTAAACAACCATAAGTGCTACAACGATGTACTTCGCATTGATGAAATTCACGACCTAAATCGCAACACATAATGCTAACATCAGGTATATTGCATTGCTGCTTTCTACCTTTAAATAAGGTTCTAATAAATTTTATCATTTGTTCTATTTTTTAAGTTATTACTAATTTTACGCAACGACAACATACCTGTAACCGTTACGTGCAAGGCTAATACTCACGTACAAGAGAATATTTTCCACCTAATTCTTCTTTTTTGTTGTTAATTAACGCTTTCAAAAAGACAAAAGAATCTGTGTCAAATGTCATTTCTTCTTCAACCCATTCTTTAGTAAAATCATTCCAAGTTTGTCTAACAATACTGATAACTTCGTGTTTAGTATTTTCACAAAGAAACAATCTTGTTTTTGAACCATAACCCGAAGAATCGTTATACTCAAATACTTTAACAATACCATCTCTACAAGATAGATAATTGTTTATTGCAGATTCTTTTTCTTGGTTTTTATCGAGATAAATTTTATCCCCTCGTTTTAGTTTTTCCATATTTTGAAATTTATGTTTCAAACCCGCCATTTTTTATACACGCAAAGCGTTAGCAGCCATTTTAAGTGTACACATAACCGCAGTCGTGACATATATCTGCATCGTCTGTTATCGTAACTTGTGTACTTCCACACATTACGCATTCTTCATGCTCGGGGAACTGGTCGCTGTTTACTTCCAAATGACTATAATCATTGCCATCAGAATAAAAACTACTGCACACAGCACCCTTATTCAATGCGGGGTTTTCCTCTTCGTTGGACAATTTTTCTGTATTCATAATTTTGTGCTGTTAATGCTGTAAAACGTTGTGTGCAATTATGAATTAACCCAATCAACACACTTACTCACATTGTCGTGAATCTTCTTCAATTGGTCAACTGATAGTTTTTCAAATTCAATCGGTGAGCCGTCACAAAAGTTGATTTCAATAATGTGTTTAGCGTATTCTTCCATCATTCTTATAACTTCTGATTCAAAGTATAATTTTTCTCCTCCTGGTGATTTATCGAACCAATCGGAATTTTCAGTTAAAAATTCTTTTGCTTCCATAGTAATAACTGCCTGCTTTTATACTCACCGTTAGTGGTATCTTATGACAGACCCTCCGCATATTCAATATATTCTTTGTGCCTTTGTCTAAAATGGCTGAGATAACGCTGACTTTTTTCAATCATTTCTTTGGGTGCATTATTATCTATCAACCATTTCAAATGTTCTTTTTCCTTTTCAGCCATTTGCCAAACTCTCGGTATAATATCTTGTTTCATTTGCTCCATCGAATTACGTACTTCTGCGCTTAATACCACCGCCAAACCTAATGTCATCTACACATGTAATTAACCGTGCATTTTGATAGCGAATAATACGCCAATCTATCAACCGGATTATTCAGGAATCTATTCAAATCTGCACCGGAAGGAAACAACTCATGCATGCATTTTCTTGTGCGGCGTAGCATCTCTTCAACTTGATACGCACGTATCTTTCTGTCGCTCGGATTCAATGACTTTCCTTTCATAATCCCTTCCCTTTCTTTAGCGCTTCGATTAGCGCTTCGATTAGCATTGATTCGATTTTGTCTAATGATATTCCAACATGAGTGTACCATACAATGTCGCCAATACCCTCTTTAGTCATCATCTCCTTTGCTATCGCTCTGTATATTTTGTCTGGGTCTGGTTTGCGGATATGCTGAAATGCGTACAATGCACCGTTTTTTGATGCCCCCTCACAGATATAAAGTCCTTTTGCTGTTGTACCACCTGTAAAAAAGTAATTTTCATCATTGTAAATTAATCCATTGTGAGAAACCTCCACCTCATCCCCCGCTTTGAATGTTGGTTCTGAATCTTCTGCCAAAACCTGTTCCACATCTCTTTTTATCGAGGCATTCATTTCAACGTCTTCTTTCTCAGGTTCTTCAATTATTTCTGCCCATTTTTTTTTATCGGAGTCGTAGATAGTTATATCAGTGTGGCGTTCATTCCTTGTAAGCATAATGTCGTGAGGAGACCTTGGGTCTTTTTCAAGATAAAAAATTGTGCTTCGTAATTTTAAGTCATACTCCTCATCATCATAGGCATCCTTTAACCTAACACCAAATTTATACCTCCACTCAGCATAAGCTAAACGTTCCTCGTCTGTGGCTTTATCCCATATTGAAATGTTATGGAGCCAGTTTAATTGTATGTCGTTTTCTGGGCAGAAGTAGCCTAACGAATGTTGGTTTTCATATAAGAACGTCTGCACCTTCTCAGGCAGGTCTTTAAATTTTACTGTTTTCATATTGCTTTCAAATTACGTTTATACTTAGTCTCCATTTTAATTTTCCACGCCTCCAAATCTTCCACGCCTGCCGGAATCCCAATCTTTATCTTAGGGTTACTCTCCGGTATGTAATACCCAACTATTAACGGTTCTTTCTGTCCTGTCCTCTTAAGATAGGCTCGTGTCTTTGCGCCCTGTGCAGAAATAGTTATTTTTCCGTTATCAATATCCTCAAGGTGGTTGTATATCTTATTGCTCATAGTTGTATGTAGTTTAATGCGTGACGTAAAATTCCTAAATCTCTGTATGTCTCGTGCATGGCCGGTTGAATGGTTTTCAATGTGCGTGTTTTCTCAACTCTACATTGATAAGTTTCTGCATCAATATCTAACACTCTGAAGTATTCACATTGTAGCTCAAGCCTCCTTTTCTCAAGATACCTAATAGCGTGCGATTGCTTCGGCTCAACAGGGTTGTACCCTTCCTTATGTGACGTTAACGCCCTCTGTTCTGACATCTTCATCTTACTTGGCGTTTTAATTGTTCAACCTGTTTCTTCAACTCATTAATCGTATCAGTGTAGTGATTAATAGTGTCCGCTTGCGCTGCCAATGCGTGATTAATTCTATCTGTCTTTTCTGCGTGCGCACGCTCTATCTGCTTCTTGAAGCTTTCACGAATTTCGATAATGTTACGCTCGGACATGAGTAGTTGGCGTTTCAATTCGTAGATCACATCGAATGCGTCTAAGTACTTTCCGGCAATGCCTGATACCTTGTCCGTGGCGAAGTCTGCCGCTGCTTTGCTAATGTCGTTTAATTCTTGTTGATTCATGATTTCCATTTTTTAGTTTAGTGTAAAGTTACTACTAATTATTAATTGTGCAAATATTTTTTCCTCCCCCTCAATGTGTTTTTTAAGTCACAGATAACTTTCAAGATTCTCCGAAATAGTTTCTGAATCCCAATCAAAAACTCGTATCACCGCATCAGCGAATTTATCATAAAATCTATCAAATTCTATCTGATCCATTTTTGCAAATGAAATACTCTTTGCTTCCTTCTTTATCTCACCACCAAACGACCGGTATTCATTATAGAACCCCGCCTCAATAGTTAATTCCTTTCTCAACTGCTCAACATCCTCAAATGTTTCTTGATTATCAAATACCATTTTGATTAATGCAAAAAACTTCTTGTGAAATTGGTAATTCCTCTCCTGTTTTACATCAAAGGACAGTGTGACGTTTTTTTTCAATTTCTTATAAACTTCGTAGTCCGAATCATTCTCCGGCACCAGCTTTCCTGAGTGTAATATTTGGGCATAGAATTTCATTATTACTCCTCCTCGTTATATTGTTCTATTTCGCAAATACCCTCACAAACATGGCTTTGAACATTATGAATAACCTCTAATATTTTAGAGTCTTTTTCTGAAAGACTTAATTTTGCAATCGCATTTTCAATGTCTTGTAGATCCCAAAGTATATCTTCTAATGCTTTTGAAAGCAATGAATCACCACACCCAACAATTTTCTTTCGTTGCCTATAATGACTTAATAATTTACCCGACAGATTTCTGAATATACGTCCACTCATAGTCTTTTACTTGTTTAGTGATTCAACTTCTACAATAGAATTATTTATTATTTCATCAAACTCGGTAAATAACATTATTTGATTATCAGGTGTTTTATTAGGGATTGGTTTTTTAGGATATTTAAACCCGTCGTCGTCATTATCAGACCACATCATGCAGGATTCCTTCAGCGAACTAAACTCATTTATTCCTATTTGTTTTGCTACATTCAAATAAATTTCACCAGTTATAAATGATAAATCAATAGCATATTTAAGTTTACACTCCTTTCCTATTGAGCAATATTGCCTCATCGTCCTGTCGCTTGGATATTCTCCGTCTTTAGGAAAATACGCTCTTTTACAAGTTTCACAATTATTACTATACCAAATCATAGCAGATGTTCCGTTGCTGAATGGTGTAAATTTTTCTATTTCCTCTGCTGTCTTACTCATTGGCTTTTAGTTCTTTTTCTGAGTTGATTACTAAAGTTTCCATTTTTTGTTTTTTTTAGTTGTTATTTTAATTATAAATTTTCAATTACATTGTTTTCAATCAATTTTTTAAACGCTTCAAATAGTTGTAGCTAAATCCTTTCACTTTACATAACTCAACAAGAGAACCCCACGATTCGTAGGAGTCTCCGTTAGTTAATATTATTATATTTTCGTTCATTATGCAAGTTGTTTTTTTGCCCAGTTTATAGCTCTTTTTTCAGTTGTAAAAGATTTCATTTCAATAAATCTTTCTTCAATTTCAACGCCATTATTAAAGTATTGAGTTAATGAAGCTCTGTATATTACATCTCCGTAACCATCTTGACCCTTTTTTACTGTTACTTCTTTTGTTCCTGTTGTAGCTTTTAAAGTTGTCATATTCTTTAGTTTTAATTGTTATTAATGATGTAAAATTACTACTATTTTTGAATATAGCAAATATTTCCTTATAAATAATTTCTATAACAACCAAATCAATTGATTTTACTGGGCTTCCAGACGGAAAATATTTTTCAGGCATTCGTTTATAAAACGAAAACAGCCCCCAATTATGAGGACTGTTAACGAATAACCCAAAACTAAAAATGGAATACAATGGATGCAAATATAATTATTTCTCCAATAATCTACGCAAAGTATCTGAACTATTTTTTGAGCCTATTGAACTACCGAAGTAATACGAGCATACCTGCGTTGTAATTGCTGATAATACCCCAAGAATGTATATCACAATATCTTTCTCTGCGCCCTTCATATCTTTGAATAAGACCATATAAAACATCGTAAATGTGAGAACGATTAACCCCATCGCAAGAATGGGTGTCACTATCTTATTTATCAACGGTGCTTTTTCAGATGTGGCAATAACCGTCTCGCGGTTACGTGCGCTATCCATATCCTTCATTGTGGCTTCAAGCTGCTTTGTGGCCTCTTGCTCCATAGTGGCAATATGCGCATTCAACTTCTCCTGCACCTCAGCATTGAATTGATCTTTCTCGTGCTTAGTTGTGATGAACTTATCAGCAACCTCGCCAACACTTTCAATTATCTCTGAGCCTTTGCCAGCGAATATGTTCTTTAAAAAATTCATGGTCTAATGATTTTGATTGCTAAATGATTGCCTCGTGTGCTAAGATGTGTCCACGACGGCGTATTCTCCCAATGTTCAATCTCCCTTACACCCATTGCGTACAACTCCATCTGCCTATCCATACACCAATTCCATACATCTTTTGCTGACATTCCTTTCACTTTTATGTCTATCGCTTTGCCATCCTTATGTGCTGATTTTTTTGCACCCGTATTTGAGTTTATATCCCTTAATCCTGATTCCTTGTAACTTCCCCCGGTAGCGTAGTTATTAATGGTGACAGGTAGCGCGAGTTGTTCACGAATCCACTGAGCAACCAAAATGATTTTTGTATCCATTTTTGAAATGTCCGCCTCACCCGGGGGCAGAAATTCATCGGCAAAGAAATTAGCTGTACACTTAATCCTCATACCTCAACGTGTTCTTCCAGTTTTGTGATTCTTCTGTCATGCTCATCATGCTTCGTGACAAGTACCTTAACCTCTCCTTTAATCTCACTCAGATCATTCGCCATCTTAATGAGCGCCTTTACACCGAGCGCACCAACAAAGGCAAGTACGCTAAGGATTATTGGCACAATCCAAACAAATAAAGTATACATCGTGTTCTGCTCTGGTGTCATTTTAAATGGGATTTTAATTTGTTCGCCAATTTTTTCAAATCTTGCGGACTAATAGAATCTATATCTATGCTGTCAAATTTTATTTTATCGTCAATTTTAACTGCCGGAAATAACAAGCATAATGAATCTATGGTTTCGTTTTTTCCGTCAAAAATAAGCATATCCTCCGTAAAGCAAACGACCTTCCCATCAGCGAATTCGACATGACAAGAATTGGCGTCAATTCTCTCTACACATTTTATATCATTTTTCTTCATCTTATGTCGTGAGTTTAAAATACGAAAGCACGCCCGCATCTGCGGCGTTACTCAATTGGATAGCACAGATAATCCATACCGAGGCTGTCCAGTCAATATTATATTCAGCAACCGCAGATGTTGCTGAGGCTTGTATTGTGGCGTTTGATGTAGTAGGGGTATACACCTGAGTATTCGTTGCTGATTTGATCGAAAACGACCTCGCCAAATCAACCGACAGTACGTTGCTTGCTGACGCACCAAATGTACCTATCAAGTTTGCACCACTCAATGAATTAGATGAATTAAGATAGAACCGTGCCGTTCTCGTTCCTGCTGAGCCTGTATAAATGTAACGCAAAAAGAATTGAGGATTGCAGCCTACACTAAATGTATTCGCTGGAATCTCAAAAGAGTATGTAATAGTGTTGGCGGTCGTGCCTGTTACACTTGTCTGATCTGTTGCCGTTTCGTTGATAATCTTAATTCGGCTATTCAATTGCGTTTGAACACCTGATGTTACGCCCTTTATGCGTGACAATTCCGTAAGGCTAGGGTAGGTTGCGGTTGATAAGGATTTAACCTTACTGTTGGCATCTGTTGACAAGATACGTGAAGCCGTTTCATCTGCCAACTGAAAATCACCATTTGTAAGCGAAAGGTTCCCTCCGGTTAATTGCAGTACAGTTGTAAGCACTCGTGATGTTATCTCTCCGCCGTCTCCAATGAACACGTCGGAGTCCCCATCTGTTGAACTTATTACTTGATCTCCCGTTGTATTACCATTGGATAATACGCCCTGTAAATCTGTGTTGTTATTTATGTTTAAAATAGGCATAATTAATTGATGTTAATTGTAATGTCTGTTCCGTCAACAACTATATCTTGCGTTGTGTCAACACCATCAAGGTACAGGTCATATGTAAATGAACCGCCACTAACATAAGAATACGTACCTCCACTCGGTATGGTATCAACCAATACGCCATCTTCATAAATCAACACCGGTGCGCATGTATCTGGCAGGCTTGTAGGCGTTCCCATTGGAATAGAACACTCGTTGTAATCAAATGCCTGCCGGAAAGTTATATCAATGTAGCACCCTGTTAACTTATCATCTGTAACGTCTTCAAAAGTAGTTCTGCTAATTGATTTCTCCAACACCAATCCATCATAAGCATCTGTCTGACCAACCCAATAAGCAATGAAATCATTAGAGCATTGTATCATGTCAGATTTGACCTCATTCACATTCGTTGACATCAAATCCAAATCCCTGTCTTTTAACGTGACAACAGGTGCCATGAATGCAACCCTGAAGCTATGCACTTCCGCCCCTTCAAACAATGATGACGGCAAGTCATCCATCCACATCAACGGGTACTTATAGGCAGGCTGCTGGTTATGCACAACCCTATCCCACTCACCGCCGTTCCCGAAGTTATTAAGGACGTGGTGCGCTTGCTGGAACGACCTGCTTATCTTTATTAGTTGGTTGTACGTTAGCATAGAATTGTAATAGCTTTTTATCTATTTTCTTAAACGACTTATTCTTCTGTGTAGTAACCATATTTATCACGTTTTGGCAATTTTGCGCCCAAGTAAACCGCCACCTGTGGGGCTATGTCTCTAGGCAATATCTCATCAGTACCATTCTCAGTTCCGTAAAGAGGAAATAATGCCGCATTTTCGCATAGGTATTTCTTAAGCCTCTCGGTAAACATCTGCGCTTTTGGCTTATAAAAATCTCTAAGATATTTATGTTCCTCAAATGAAACCGGTTGCGAGTTCGGGTCTGTATTCTTATTTACAGATTTGTTCCTAAACTTATACGTAAGCGGTACTTGCATTTCGTGTTTAACCCAGAATAGCAGAGCGTCAGCAATATATTCATCAACCAGTGTTAGGTTGTCTCCCGATAATGAACCTCCGACAATATCAGAGAGCAAATCGTTATATAATGCCGTGCCAATCGCAGTCTCAATGTATTGCTTCTGGCAATACCAGATAGTAGGATTAATCAGCTTCATGTCGACATTCTCGTCAACCTCGCTGTTTTCTTTTACAAATGATTCTGAGATAAATAATCCTCTTGCCATATTACTTTAATCTTACTATTCGTGCTTCCCAAATGTGGCGGCAGTACTTTGTTGTTTTATCTGTATCAGGGTTGTGATACCAACCACCACGCAAAGCGAATACATCTCTACCTTCAATTACACTTAATGCCTGTATTTCCTCAATTGTGAATGATCTTTTCTCTGAAAGGTCAACATACTTAACGCAAAATTCTCTGGTTGTTGGTAATTTAGTTGGTCCTGAAACATCAGAACGTTTTTTGTATTTGTAAACTACTTTAAACTCGTCTAATTCGGTTTCACCATCAGGAGTTATACTTTTACCGTCCAACGCACCAGAACTGTTTAGATTTTTGATAGCCGTGTTTACTTCTTTCAAGGTTTTACCTAAAACTTCTGCAATTTGTTTTGGCTTGTAATCCGGGTTATCATTTAACACGCCTAAAACTAAATCTTCAATCTTTTTTGCAAAGTTTTGTTTAATTCCTGCCTGCTTTTCTTTGGCGTCATCTATACTTGCAAAATCATGTTCCTCTGTGTATAAAACTTCGTAATCAGTGTCTAAAATTCCGATGTTTTCAATACTAAATTGCTTTTCCTGAACCTGCGTTACCGTTGTAACTTCTTTGGGTAATTCTAATCCGTAATACTCAGCAACCAATTGCTTATTGTTGAGCCATAATAATACGGTTTCGGTGACCTGCGGTTTTGCCGGTTCCAAATGCCCAAGTCTTACATTTCCTTTGATATCATTGAAATCAATTATACCATTCATAAACTCATTGAAGATGCTTTGCACCGGATCAACGTATGACCTTTTAAAAGTCTCCGTGACCATGAATGCTTCTGTCGCCTGATCCGACCAGCCGCCAGAACCATTCATTCCAAGTAATATTGGAGAAATGCCGTGGGCAGTAAAAATCTCATCCCTGATCTGGTTGTTTAATTGGATATATCTTTCGTCTTGTCCGTTTGCCGTGATAGGTGTTACTGTAACCCCATTCTCACCCGGCTTATTAAAGGCTACAAATGGATCACCAGCATTCTCTGAGCCATGCTTAGATTTCTTTAGCATCATCTCAATTTCTGCACGCTGCTCATCGCTGAGGTCGTCGTTGAAGAAGTTGAATAAATACCCGGCACTAAATCCATTCTTTACATTGTTGTGAACGAAATTCCCAACCTCTGCATCTGCCTGAATATACGGTAATCCACCCATATACTCAGGGTAAGGGTAAGCACCTAAATCAGGGCGGTAATCTTTATAATATATGATGTATCTTTTGCTAGCCTCTGGCTTCTTATTTGGGTCAAATGGGTAGAACGTCACGAAGTCTTTATTCTCCTTCGGACGGGTTGCTCTCCAATCTGAAGTATAAAAGTAAAGTTTAGGTAGCTCCTTCCCGTTCTTGTCATACTCTGGTTTACTTTCCCTGATGTATGAGAAATCCAAATGATAAGGCATTATCTTTTTTCCGGCATAATCCCAGATAACCTCAACCGCAAACCCACCCTGAATGATTCTATCTAAAATACATCTCTGAGTTACTTTAGATTTCTCAATTTTATTAATGAATGATTTTAACTCAACCTTTTCCTGAAGGTTAAGTGAATTAGCACCATCAATCTCCCATCCTTTTCCGTAAGTGTATCGAGATTTTGTATCAATAATAGCGTGGTGCTTAGTTGAGGTTTGGTAAAGGAAATTGTAAAATTGCGGTTGTAGGTTTTTCCACCCCTTAACTGTTCCGTTTATTACCCAGTCGAGTTGACGATCAACCTTAAATTCCGGCAACTCTAATGCACCGAACTTCTCTAACTTCTCTGATCTGCCGAAATAATAAATGCTCATATCTTAATAACTAACCTCATGCGCTACGTAAGTAATATCTATCTCATGTGCCACGTACTGACTTGCCTCTGAATCATACAACCGCATCTGACCCCTTTCAACTACTGTTAACCCGGTGGGGTCTAAATTGCTTGAACTTGATTGCTCGTAAATCGTATAATGATATAACCCTACATTACCAAATATTATCTTATTCGCACCGCTGCCGGAATTTATTACCTCAATATTAAACAGGTTAGCCCTCTGTCTTGCACTCCCAGCAACCGATACATCAGTAAAGACCTGATAATATTTAACCTTCGTTTGGTCGTTTTGAAACTCAAACAAATAATATACAGGGTTAAGCGTCGTTTTCTCGTACAACGTTAATGCTATATTCGTGTTATTCGTTGCCTTCTGAAGTATCACGTTTTTTCTTTTTCTTTGGTTTATCTTCGCTTACCTCAACACTAACCACAGGTGGTAAATTCTTTTCAAATACGTCTAAGCCAATAGCCTTGTAAAGCGCAAAGTTTTCCGGTTCATCAGTTACCGATCCACGAAAGTTACACCCATTCTTAGTTGTAACGTTGTAACCAATTCCTAAGCATTCCTTCCGTATCATCATGGTGTCGTAAAGTTAAAAAAAAAGGGTGATTTATTCGTCACCCCTTCTCATGTTTTTATTAATGGTTAAGAGTTTTCTCCATCAACCAAGATAGTGGCCATTAATGCTGAAGCAACTGTGTAACGGTTCTGCTCTCTTGCTGTAAACGAAAGGTTATACCCATTCATCTCATTCATTGCTTTTCCTGACATACCCTCAACAGTTAATAGCTCTGCGCCATTCTCATACCCGAAAGCATGGTACACATCGTTGTTATCTTGTACGATAATCATTAACGGAGTACCCTGTGCAAGTTTCAACTCAACTGATTTTGTTTTTGACAATTTGTAAAGCGATGCTTTTACAATTGTTTCAACAACGTTCGACCCCGTCAACGGGTCAGTTGTTGAGGTTCCCACAAACGATACAATCTCTTTTCTGATTTTGTAACGTTTAAACGAAGTTCCGGCATCCTGAGTTAAAGCAGTAATCTCACCTGCTGTAATGGTTGCACCGCCTGCCACGTTATCCCAATCAGTAATAAGAAGTGACCCCTGCTTAATTCCGCCAGCGCCATTATTACACTCGTAATCAAATCCGGTTGTTAATACACAAGCCATATTTAATGATTTAAAAGAAGGAGGAATTTCACCCCCTTCGTTATTTAGTTAATTCTTATGATCCGTGAATTGTGAACTCAACAACATCTTCAGTGAAGTACACTTGGCATCCACGTGAGAATTGAGCATCAATCAAAATTTTCTCATTCGTAACCGGGTCAATTCTTGAAGTAAATTCTTTGTCAGATTCAAGGTCAACTCCGATAACCAAGTTTGAAGGATAAGTCAGGAACATTCTTCCGTAAGTTGAAAGCTGACCTGCTGTCAACCCGTAAGTAGGTTTTAACGTCACATTTGTTCCGAGAATTTTTGCAATATTTTCTTGACCCCCTGAACTTGCAAAATAGTTAGCGTTTTTTGTAGCAACTCCATACATTTGAAACCAGGTCCAAGGCATGTAACACACTAAATCGGTTCGGAATTTCAGGTTATTCGGAATTGCCAAAAACATATTATCCATGATGGTGATAATATTCGATGTCGTTACGCTTGTCTCGTTCGACGTGTTACCATCTACCGGTGAACCGGCATCAATTAACTTAATCCAGCCATCATACTTGTTGTAATTAGCTGCACCTGAAGTGGTGTCACCTTGCCAGTCGGCAATTTCGATTGCTTGATTTAATAGCGCTGTTTTTTCAGCCCAATAAACTTTTGCAAATTCTTCCGGCATCATCTGCTTACCATTCAGTAAACCTTCCTTTAACATCGTTTGTGACCACTTCCCGGCAAGATCATCTAAGCAGATATCCTCTGCAATTCTGATACGACCAACGGTCAATGTTTTATCTGTCAAAGTAGTTGTACCTGCTGCACTACGTGAGCAACCACCACCAGATTGAAAGATAACATCTGATTCCAGATAGTGAAGTTTTGTTGACCCCTTTACACCTGTTTGAAGCGTAACACCAGCGGCGGTCATCTCCGGTGAAACTTGAATTGCACCTACCAATGGGAAATCTAAATTCTCAATGTAGGCTGATAATGCTGATACGTCTAATGACATAGTTTTACTTGTTTAAAAATTTATACTTTGATTCTTTTTTCTCGAACGCAAAACCCTTGTGTTGAGGTTGTGCAGGTTCCTTCGCTGGTTCACCCATCAATTTTGCAAGGGCTTCCTCTGTTGCTTTTTTAAATTCAGCAAACTGAACTTTTAAAGCATCATTTTCTTTATGTAGAAAATCACTTTCTGCTTTTAGTGATTCATTCTCCTTTTTTAATTCATCAATATGACTTGAAAATTCAGACACCTTTTCGATTCTTTCAATTAGGCGTTTAACGTTTTCGTTTGCCGGTGATGGTTCAGATTTCTTTTCGCTGTCGAGATTTTCTTCTTCAGTTGTAGCCTCAACCACAGATGCAACAACCCCATCAACTTCAACAACTATTTTGCGACCATCAGATAACTCATATTCTCCAACCGGAGCAGGGATAGGCGCACCTTCAGAATCATAAAGCACAATAGCAGCACCAACCTCAACGGCCGGTTCAATTGTTACTTTAGTAGTTCCATCCGCCAACATCAAATCCTCAAACTTTTGAGTTACTGCTTCTTTTTCAAATACATTTTTCAATGCAGTGAAAAGCTCTTTAAATTCGTTCATCATTTTATTGAATTTATTATATAAGTTTTTCGGCTCCGTAACTGTAACTTTTTGAGCAAAATATTTGTCAATTGCTTCCTCAATGAATTTCCCTTCAATTGAAAATCCGTTGTAAATTCCATCTAATGCTTTCTGGTACACCTCGTCATTGTCACACTTAACAATTCCAAACCAACTACCATCAGCCTCAGTCTTGAAACCTTCAGGGGCTTTGATGCCCTTTGCCGAATCCATCTGCCAATGATTAAGAACATACACACCCTCCGCTAGTTTTCCGGTCTGATGCATCTCATTCATGTTTCTGTTAAGCCCGTTAAATGAGAAATTCTCAACTATCCCGTTGATTGATTCTTTCGGAAAAACAACTTTGAAGGCTCCACGCTTTGCATCAACACGCAGAATCTCCATATCGGCTATCATGAAGTAGCCCATTAATTTTCTCTCTGCCTTGTCAAATTCTTTGAATTGGAAATGACCTTCTTTTTTGAAGGCCATGAAATGAGATTCAATCGCTGGTTCATCAACAACCGCAATTTGAAACTCTAATTGATTCCCTTTAGGGAGTACTAACTTTACAACGTCCATACGACGTTATAAGTTTTTCAACTATGTTTTTGTGATTTTTATTCGATTGGATATGATTTCTCCTTTACTCCCTGCCTATACCATCAGTGTCTTTTAACCTTTAATGTTGGTTAACACAGAAAAAGAATATTTGCGCTCCCTGACGTTTGTTTCAAACGTGGATAGATTACCATAATATCTATCTCTTTTCGCTCACACTAAACGTCGTTTTCACGTCGGCAGTACCTATTCTTCAGGATGGGAAGTGGATAGGGTTTTAGTGTGCTTCTTTATCTGGTGGGTAAGGGTTTTAAATCTTTTTTGGTGATGCAGTTCCGACTATCAACTGCCGCCTACGCCTTATGTCTCCTACGCTATAAAAAATAGGGGGCACGTCCGGCGTAGGTTGGACTTCACAAAGACCGCTAAGTA